AGACGTCGCACATTGGTCAGAAGGACAGGAAGGAGTTGCTTATTACCAACTATACGCTGCCCCAGAACTGGCGGCGAGGGGGGACGCATCGGGAACACGTCGTGAAGGAGTTGGGCTTGGAGGCGGACGGGCATTCCTTGGACGAACTGGCGGAGGCATCTGGTGTTTCCAAGGATGTGCTTCAACAGGTCTATAACCGAGGCATCGGAGCATACAAGACCAACCCAACGTCTGTAAGGATGAAGGGGACCTACGAGAAGGGGGTAGATGCTCCCTACAGCCAGAAGTTGAGTAAGGAGCAGTGGGCGATGGCTCGGGTGTATTCCTTCCTGGATGGGAACCCGAAGCACGACCAAGACCTGCGGGGGAAGGGGTTCGGTCCCGACGAATACCTTCGGGAAATCAAGGCAAAGGCGAAGAAGACAGGGTATGACCCTCATGCGGTCAAGTTCGCTATGGACGGCATCCATAAGGTAGAATACAAGACGCCAACAGGTCAGACCGTTCGGTTCGGACGTGTTGGGTATGGGGACTTTATACTTTGGACTCATCTGGAAAGGGAAGGGAGGGTTCCAAAAGGGTATGCCTTACGCAAACGGGCGGTCTTTCATAAGTCGCACGAGGCGATTAAGGGAGATTGGAAAACGAATCCGTATTCTCCTAACAACCTTGCTCTCGCTCTGTTGTGGTAGTTTCTTGGTGTCCTGCCACCTTCCCAGATGAATCTTTGCTTTTTTGTTCTCATAACGCTTTGGTGGTATATACGGCGGTGGACCATTGAAGGGGGGTTCCTCTTCATCGCCTTCCAGCCCCACGCCCCACCATTTGCTCATTGTTTTGGTTGGCGACTTTACATGTAGGCACCCATACGGGACTTCACGCTACGAGCCGCCGAACGGACGTCGTCCTTGATGCCCGAACCGACCATACGCTGGAGGTCGGCATCGGGGGCGTGGGCGGGGCTGGACAGGATGTCCTGCTCCGTCAGCACACCCTTGATGATGCGGCTGGAACCCTTGATGGTCTCAAAGAAGCCGCTGCTGATGGGGACGACGTAGAGGGAGAGACCGTTCAACTGGGCGAGGAACTGGTTGCCGACCGTGAGCGTGAACTGGAGCGTGAAGTTGCCGACCAGACCAGGTGCCTGACCCGCCTGAAGGGCGAAGTCGCGACCAGGACGGAGAACCAGCGGACCACCCGCCAAACTAACATACATGCTGGTCACCGTCGTGCCGAGAGCCGCACCCGACGCCTGGCGACCCTCACCGCACCACGTGTTGAAGTCCATGTCCAGACCATTGTTGATGGACATCTTGTAGAGTTCATACTGCGTGTGGTTGGCAAGGAGACCCGAGAAGTTGTCAAAGTTGATGCTGATGCCCTGAATCGGCAGCGTGAAGTCGCCGACGGTGCTGTCCCACAGACCACTCGCAGGGGCGTTGACCGTGCCAGTGCCCACGAGGGACTGGTAGGGGACCGAGCCCGTCGTGCCAGTGCCAGTGCCGAGCGACGTGGTCGTGCCAGTGCCGACGTTGAAGATGGACTGACCAGGGGTGGTCGGCTTGACGTAAATCATCAGCAGGTCGGGGATGTTCGGCAGGGTAATCGTGTTGGACGTCAACTGAGTGCCTGACACCAGCGACTTTGAGATGCTAGACGATGTGCCGAGCGTGGACGGAAGAGCAGACACCACACCCGTCGTGATGTAGCGAGGAAACTCCATGTAGGGCACGATGCTCTTCGGCGGCAGCGGGACGTCCAGGGCAGGGGTCATGAACTGAACCGACAGGGCGGGTTGGAACGAATACGGGGCGTAGGACGACGTAAGACCCGTCGTGACCCACGCAGGGAGACCCACAGCCGTGATGCCCGAGGTTCCCACCTGCTTACCGACGAGCGAGGAGGACAGGCGGACGGCACGACTCGGGTTCGGGAGCATGTTCATCTGAACCTGGAAGTTCTGGACACCGAAGAGACCCGTGGAGAGTTCAAAGGCATCACCGAAGATGAACGGCGGCAGGAGGAGTTTCTCCGTGGACTGCCAACGGAGGTAGACCGTCTGGGTCGTGCCAGTTCCACCACCCGTGTAGGCAGCCGTGGTGCCAGTCGCCGCCACGGGAAGACCAGGGGAGGCGAGGATGGCACCCGTGCTGTCGCAGAACCACCACTCCGCCCACGCACCGTTCGGGGCAGTGTCCGATGTATAGCGGACACCATAGCCGTTGAGCGGGGAGTTGTCGTAGAGCGGCTGTCCGCCCTGTGTGTAGGAGTTCGGCGGGTTGTAGGCGTAGAGGTCCAGCATCGTCGGGCAGGTCCGCTGCTTACGGTGCTGGGCGAGGTCCTGAAGACGGAGAACATAGTTCAGCACGTCCGCCGTGTTGACAGTGACCGTCGCATCGTTGATGGTCGCCGTCATCTGCTGGACGCACTGGTGGGACGGGAAGGCGGCGAGAGCCACGTCGCCAGGACCCATAATAATCTGACCGCCCGACGGGGCAGCCGCAAAGGACACGGCGATGCTCACGACACCGCTGCTAATCCAGTCCACGGCACGGTCAATGAAGACGTTCTCGGACGGGACGATGACGTTGAACTGCTGGGTGGAGTTGTTCGCCGTCTGGGCGTTGAAGGACACGTTCGTGATGCTGAGGGCACCCTTCTCCACGGCATACTTCGGCTTCGTCTGGATGACACGAGGGTCGTAGACCGAATACTTACTCACTTCGGTCGTCATGGTTTGTTAGGACGACAAGGAGATTTTTTGGAGAGAAACGCCGAGCCACGTCGCTCTACTTCTTGACAAAGCGGAGGCGGAAGGAAACAGTTCCCGAGTTGTATAACTGAATCGGGATGACCTCGTTGGTGAGGCGACTACGCCACCCGAGACGAAGGTCAATGTTCGTCAGCCCACCCTCGCTCGGGTCTAGGGCTGAGAAGATGGGGGTGAGGGGCTTGTAGAGGATGAAGCCACGCCACAGGTCCGCCGTGATGGCATCAATCGGCGTCTCCAAGAGGACCTTCTGGGATGCTCCACTGAGACCCGTCGCACCTCCCGAGTTGGAATCGCCGAGTTGGACTGGGTTGGCGTTCATTTCCAGGCGAACGGGCACCTGCGTCGTCGTGAGAACCAGCGAGGCGACGGGCGACCAGAGAGAGCCAGTGGAGATGAAGTCCTGCGTCTCACGGAAGTAGTAGAGGAGGGGCGAACTGGCAGACGACCAGGGCGGCGAGAGTGTGAAGATTGAAGAACTAGACGGGATGACGTTGATGATGTTCTCGGGGTAGTAGACAGGCGTGGTGGTTCCCGCAACCCAGGAGACCGAGGAGGGAGCCGTGACCGTGGAAGAGGTCTGGGTGTAGGAGTAGGATGTAGACGCGGACGACAGAATCTTGCTCTGCCCACCGAAGTAGATGGTGTCAAAGTTGGTCATCAGTCCCTCCAAGTTGGTGTTCATACCGACGAAGGAGAACTCGGACGCACCATAGGCACACGAGCCGACGGAGGTTCCCGTGCCCGTGCCCGAACCCGTGCCCATACCCGCACCGTAGTAGGTGTTGGTCGGGAAGAAGGGAGACCACGGCTGCGTTGGGTCCAGCACACCCTGGGTTGCGGAGGACACGGAAGACGGGGAACCAGGCATGGTGCCGTAGGGCAGCCACGAGGTCAGGGCATCTTGGACGAGGGAGAACAGCCCCGTGTTGTAGTCATACTCAAAGTAGGGGCATCGGGTTCCGCCGAAGGTTGTGTCCAGGTTTGCCTTATACATGACCGTCCTATACGCCGTCGTGAGGGCATTGTTCAGGATGTCCAGCCAGTGCGAGTAGGAGTAGACAAAGTAGTAGTTGGACTCCGCCTGGCGAGGAACCGCCGTCGTCGGGACAATTGTGAACGGTGCCTGGTTCTCGGGAACCCAGGTGAGCGGAACCGTAGCCACATAGGACCGAGGAGATGCCGTCGTAGACGTGCCACTGCCGATGGATGTGCCGATGGAGAGACCAAAGGACACGGTGTAGATGGTCAGGTTGATGTCCGTTCCCGCCACAATCTGCGGAACCAGAATCGGCAGGGTCTTCTGGCATCCGTTGAGTGAGATGTTGTCCACGCTCACCACATACTGGCTCGTGTCCTTGATGAGCGGGAACTGGCGGGTGTCCTGGAAGTAGATGGTCGGGTCATCCGTGGTCTGGTTGGTCGCAACCGTGTTGTTGACGATGGTGGCGTTGTAATACACATACTCACCGTCCGCCGAGGAACCTGTCTGAATCCGCTGCGTGAACGACATTTGTAAAAGGGAACGTTTTGTTTTTGCCTTACTTACCGACCATTTGAGGTCGTCAGCGACCGATGAGGTTGTAGGTGAAGCCGCTGACGAAGTCGTCGGGGGGGATGCCCGTGGACTTTACGAGAGCCGTATACTGGGGTAAATCCAGATGCTTCAAGTAGAGACGGGTAAGGCAATGACGTCCACACGTGTTATTGTCGTTCCGCTCCTTCTGGAACTTGACAGCATTGGACTTGATGGTGTAGGGAGATGCGTGGAGCAACTTGGTGAGGTGGTCCGTGTCCTGTCCGAACTCGTGGAGTTCACCCTTGGACAGCCACTTCTTCTCGCCGTCGGGCTTGTAGCCGCCATACGGGTCAAAGTATTCAATGATGGGCTTGTCGCGGAGTTTCAGGAGACAGACCCAGTGTCCCGTGGACTCATTCTCCGTTAGGTAGAGCAGCATCAGGCGACCCTTCTCGTCCAGCACCTCGTCTATGCTCCGTGCTTTCAGCAGGTCGGGGTAGGACACTATTTTCAACGTCGGAATGACCTTCCGCATGTCCGTCTCCGACAGGGCGTATGACTTCACTTCCTCCGCTCTGCCCCCCTTCCGCAGGGCGTCCGCCTGTTGGATGGCTCTCTCCAACTCCACTGGTTTGCGGGAGAGTGCTGTCCCGCCCACGTAGGTCCTGAATCCTGACCGTCTGCCCATCGTGTAGGGGGAAATCTGAAGGTGTGGGGGCATCCTTTACACTGTTGGACGGGTAAATAGTGATGCGTTCTAAACCATTGGCTTCCTCGGGCTTTGCGATGTCCTCTACCTTACCAAACTTGTCGGTGAAGACGGAGAGGATTTCGGGCGGGATTAACGGGCTGATTTCTTGGAGTCGGTCAATCTGGTCCCGCACATACTTCAAGAGAGCCGTGGGGGTTTGTCGCTCCGAACGAGGCAACCCCAGTTCAACCGAGAGGAATCGGTAGAGGCGGGAATACTGGATGGAACTGATGCGGTGTCCTTCCTGTCGCTTTGCCCAGCCGAAGTAGGACCCAGTGGTGTTGAGGACGGACACGAACAGCGAAGACACCCCCAGAACAACGGGGGTATAGGACCATCCTTGAAATATTTGCTCACTGCCGACTGACAGGAACCCAGTGATGGCGGAGAGGATGATGACGGGGAGGTCAATGAAGGTCTTCCGTCCGTCGTAGAGTTCTTCTGCCCGTTTATGACACCACGCAAGACAGTTTGCCTTTTCGCCCGTTTCACGGAAGTAGTCCTCCAGAGAGTGATGCCATGTGATGAGAGGTCCCTTGTCGGCATCATTGCTCATTTGTAGAACCGCAAGATTCCAGAAAGGTCCCAGGAACCCAATGGGTAGAAAGGGACCCCTTTTGGGACAAACACTCCCTAGGGAAGTTGAAAAAGTGAGATGCCTCAACTTATTTTTTTTCCTACCTCTCTTTGAGTCAAAATGGTCAAATATGTTCCCAAAATCAAATCCTTACCTGCTATTCTATGTAAAAATGTATGTCTGTGACCTGTTTAGGTCTTGGGAAATCGCCTTAATTCTGCTTCCCATTCTTTTTTAGAGTTGCGGGTATTTACTCAGACGTCGTGGTCTGCGTGAGCCGCGGCGGCGACCCCGTTCATGCTCCACTCGGGCGGAGGAGGAGGAAGTGCCCCGTTCCGCCCTACCGCGGCGTAGGCGGCGATGTAGCAGACCTCGCATCGGTAGAGCCGCTTGTTGTCGGGCATCTTCAGGAACCGAACCCCGTGGGCTCCGCTGTGCCTCCCGCAGGGGCAGTTCCGCTTGTGGATGCCGCCGAACGCCGCGTTGGCGGGGATGCGTCCCTCGTCCCGTGCCAGACGGAACAGGGCTTGTGCCTGTCGCCTAGCGGGGAGGTTGTTGAAGCCGTCAATCGCCCTCTGGGGGCGGTCGGGGTCGTTGTTCCGAAGGTCTACGCGGTTGTGGACGACGACGAGAGCGGGTCCGCCTCCGCCTCCGCCTCCGCCTCCGCCGAGAACTTGGGGAACTGGAGCGGGAACGCCGCCCAGCGGGACGTAGGGAATAGGGGCTCGGCAGAGGGGGCAACACGCCCTCCGCTCTCGCGTCAGACCCCAGCCCGTCTGGACGCTCTGGATTCGCGGTTGGCAGTCGGCACAGAAGGTGTGCCCGTTGGGGCAGATGGGGGCTCGGTCGCGTAGCACGTTCTCGTCGTAGCAGATGGGGCAGTCGTGGTCGCCTGGCTCGGCGGGAAGGTCGGGGATGGAGGACATTCTTGGCTTGGGGGGGAGATGCTATGCCGTGAAGCATCTGAATCCGTTTTTTACGTTCCAACCCTGATTTTTACCCAGCATCTACCAAAACCCCGACCCTCGGGGTGGTGCCTCCCTGAAAAGACCCCGATGCCTCTAAAAACGCGTGTTGGAACCCTAAAAACGGATTCTCGGACCTCACGGCAAGAGGTGAGTGCCCCCGACGACTACCTACTACTCTACCTTCACAATGTCTTCTACTACC